ACTGATTCCTTCAGTCAGGCGGTGAATGATTTATTCCAAGAGGCAGGGGCGTATGGTATCGAGCCTGTTAGTTCGCTTCCTTCAACGGGTGACTTTAACGGTCAGATTAAATACCTAACAACTACAAATAAACTTTACCGCTGGGATTCTTCAACGTCTGCGTGGACTGATGATATTTTCTCGATTACGTCTGGTTCGGTAGATGCGGCATCGTTTGCATCAGGTATCGAGCCGATTAGCATCGTTTCTAGTTTGCCTAACCCATCAGGCTACACTGGACCACAATTAGTATTCCTGACTACTGATTATAAGTTATACCGATATAACGGCAGTGCATTTGTCTCTAGCATTGCGGCTGGCGATATTACTGGCACTATTGGATCGGATGTATTCCCTAATAACCTTAGACCAGTAGAGATCGTTTCTACACTTCCTACTTCAGGTAACTTCCAAGGTCGGCAAGTATTCCTTACATCTGACAATAAGCTATACAGATATAATGGAACGTCATTTATCGCAAGCGTAGCAACTAGCGATCTTCAGGGTCAGGTAAGCAGTACACAAATTAGCGATAACTCTATATCTACAGCCAAGATACAGGCAGACGCGATTACTGCAAATGAGATAGCAACTGGCGCGGTTACTGCTGATGCGATTACTGCGGGTTCTATTAGTTCGGCCGCTATTGCGGCTGATGCCATTACATCAAATAAGATTGCGGCCAATGCTGTTACAGCTGGTGCTATTCAAGCGGGTGCTGTTAGTGCTGATGCGCTGGCGGCTAATGTTATTACATCTGACAAGATAGCGGCAGGTGCTATACAAACATCAGACTTGGCGGCTAACTCTATCACTGGCGGTCTTATTGCGGCATCAGGTGTAATCACTAGCGCGGCACAAATAGATAACCTAGTCGTTACTGGAGCTAAAATTGCAAACCTTGCAGTAACTCAAGGTAAGATTGCTAATTTAGCTGTTGATACTTTAAAACTAGCAGATGGTGCTGTATTTATTACAGAGATGTTTGAAACTAGCGTCAATGTTTCATTGCCTGTTGTATATTCAACTAACACTAATACGATAAATTCTACTTCATGGAATGATGTAAATATATTTACATTTGATTTCACCGATGCTAAGTCAGGACAAACTGTTTTATTTTTTGATTGCGGTGCTTCAATTACTGTACAAGATAGCAATCCACCTAATAATCCAACGAATCTTTTTGTTCAATATCAAGCTAGACTTTTAAGAGGTACAACTGTTATTTGGACTGGCGACATAACTCAAAGAAACACTCCAATGGGAGATTTTAATGTTGGTGATGAGGATGAATATAGGATAGATTCAATGTCAGCAGGAAGTAATGTTCCCACATTTTTATTTGATACGCCACCAGCAGGAAATTTAACTTATAAATTGCAATCAAGAATTGTAATACATAGCTCATATGTCGGTTCAACTGTAACGCAAACAGGCAAATCCGCAGTAATATCTGGAGGTAAAACCTAATGTTTCATTTAGTTGATAGGGTGACAGGTAAAATACTTGGAGTTTGTGCAGGAAGAAATTATTTACAGCATGAAAACGAATCGGTAATCGTAATTCGAGGTGATGCCGATAAAAATACGCATTGCTATGATCCAAATAATTTAACGCCAAGCGGAATTGTGCAAATAGAGCCTAAACAAATTAATCAAGAAGTTAATAGTCAGGAATTTATTAAACACTTTAAAGATAGACGATTGCAAAAGTTAAGACAATCAGATTGGACTCAATTTGCAGACAGCCCATTAACCGACAAGAAAAAGGCAGAATGGGCAACGTACAGGCAAGCGTTAAGAGACTTGCCACAAGAATACCCTAATGCTATTTCAAATGATGATATAATTTGGCCTACAAAGCCGAGGTAACGAAATGACTACAGCAGTACAAAGACGCAGAGGCACTAACACCGAACACGCATCCTTTACAGGGTTAGAGGGTGAAATTAGTGTAAATACTACCAATGAATCCGTACACGTTCACGATGGATCGACTGCTGGCGGTTTTGAATTGATGCGAGCAGATGGCTCTAATTCATCTGTATCGCTAGGCGATATAACAGGCGTTACTGCTGGTACTGGTTTATCTGGTGGCGGTACTAGCGGAGATGTGACTTTAAATATTGATTCTACAGTTGCTACCCTTGCAGGTACTCAGACGTTTACCAATAAGACCCTGACCAGCCCGATCCTAAACACCCCCACTATAGGCACATCGTTTACTATTGGTGGCGCGACTATCACAGAAGCAGAGTTGGAAATACTCGATGGCGCGACTGTAACCACTACAGAGTTAAATTATGTCGATGGTGTTACCAGTTCTATCCAGACCCAGATAGATGCTAAAGCTCCATTAGCATCGCCTACCTTTACTGGTACGGTGACAATGAGCGGCCTAACAGTAGACACCGACACCCTCTACGTTGACTCAACAAACAATCGCGTGGGCATAGGGACTAGCCCTCTCTACCCTTTTCATGTGCAAATGCCTTCTGATGGCTCTACAGGAGCAGTTTTTAGGTATATAGGCGGAACAAATAATCCTGGCTTATTCTTTTCTACTAATGAAAGCACAACAGACTGTGTTATTAATGCTACTGGTTCAACTTCCGCTAATCTTGTTTTTAGCACTACCTCAGAACGCATGCGTATCGACTCCTCTGGCAATGTGGGCGTGGGTTTAACAGACCCAGATGAAAAACTTGAAATATTTGGTGATGTTAAAATTGGTCAAAGTGGTGGCTCTGGTGTTTTACATTTTGGTAATGCCTCAGATAAAACAAAGATTATTGGTCGAGATAATGCTCATTCTTCCCTTCCAAACACGTTGGGTATATTTACTGATAACGCAGAAAGAATGACTTTTGATGCCTCTGGAAACGTGGGCATAGGGACTAGTTCGCCTGACAGACCGTTAGACATTACAGATACTACTTCAGACGGCTCTGGTGGAGCAGTAATTCACTCTTACTTACCGACATTAGAACTAGACGATATTTCTGGCGGTGGCACATCTTTTATTCTTCAGCACGACGGTACAAGCACTCTGTTTAAGCATGACACTACAGAACGTATGCGTATCGACTCCTCTGGCAACGTGGGTATTGGTGGCGGTACTATTTCATCTAAATTGTTTATCAATACAGACACTGTTGGTGACTCGTATTTTAGAGGCGGTGCAGATAATTCTAGGCAGTTAGATTTTTCCACTTTTGCAACTGCTTCACCAAACGCAGGGCATAAAATAAATGCTACATCAGTCAACGGACAGATAGCTTTCGCAACTGGCGGCACAGAGCGTATGCGCATAGACTCCTCTGGCAACCTGTTGGTGGGTACTACTTCAACGCCTAACGGTGGTCATGTATTGAAGATAGCCAGCGGTACAGTTAGCACTGTTGAAACCGACGTTACTACAGTTATTAACATGATTGTCTTTCGCAATGGAAATGGCAATGTAGGCACTATCCAAACCAATGGTTCTACAACCACCTACAACACCTCATCAGACCAACGCCTCAAAGAAAACATTGCAGACGCTGATGACGCAGGTAGCAAGATAGACGCTATCCAAGTACGCAAGTTCGACTGGAAGGCTGACGGCTCTCATCAAGACTACGGCATGATTGCACAGGAGCTACAGACTGTTGCACCAGAGGCTGTGTCGGGCGATGCTGACTCAGAAGAGATGATGGGCGTGGACTACTCAAAATTAGTACCAATGTTAATTAAAGAAATTCAATCATTACGCAACCGTGTTGCACAACTAGAGGAATAAAACAATGGCAGTAACTTGGACAATCTCAACCTTAGAACGCAACACTGATGACGGTGTTGTTGTGGCACACTGGCAAGCTAGCGATAGCGAAACAGTAGGCGAAGTAGAACACGTAGGTAGCTCATACGGCACTTGCGGCTTTACCCCTGACGCAGATGCTGACGGCTACACAGCCTACGCAGACATCACAGAGGCTCAGGTCATTGAGTGGGTAAAGGCTGACGTAGACGCTGACGCTGTAGAGGCAAGCATTGCTTCACAGATTGCAGACAGCAAAGCTCCCGCGATTAGCACTGGAGTGCCTTGGTAATGATTGATCCCGTCACGGCCATCAGCATAGCCACTAACGCCTTTGGTACAGTCAAAAGGATGGTTGCGGCTGGGCGTGAGGTAGAAGATACCCTAAGTCAGATAGGGCGATTCTACGGTGCTGTGAGTGATTTGGCAGAACATAAACGCCAGGCAGAAAATCCCCCGCTATTTAAAAAGATCATTGCCAGCAAGTCAGTCAATGAAGAGGCGATGGAGATATACGCCCGCCAGAAGAAAACTCAGCAGATGGAGCGTGAGTTGAGGGAGTTGCTTATGTTCCAGTTTGGAGAGCGTGGCTACCAAGAACTCGTTGATCTCAGGCGTTCTATCGCGGCCAAAAGAGAAAAGACAATTTATCTACAAGAGAGAAAGCGCAAAGCGTTTTTCTGGAATAGCATTCAAATATCAGGCATCGCAGTTTTAGGATATGCAATATATCTGATTATTGATTTCTTAGTGAGGCAGTAAGATGTATCAATTTGATGAAGATATGCCAACCCCTAACTTTTTGCATGATGTTGCAAAAGGAAATATTTGGGATTCTAGGGCATTAAATATATTCGGATTTAACCGCACTGTAGGAACATCATTCGAGACGCTATGGGATGATGGCGGTAATTATGCTTACCCTAGTTCTGCTGTTGCGATGGATGTCGTCTCTACTTCTTTATCCGATACGATGGATGTCAAAATTAACGGCCTAGATGCTAACTATGTCGAGATCAGTGAGACTGTCACCCTGACAGGTACTTCTGCTGTAACTACTACTGCGTCATTTCTCAGAATCAACTCTGCGATCATCCTAGCTGGCTCTAATGTTGGCGATATAAACATTACAAATGGCGGGACTAAATACGCCTTTATAGGTGCAACGATTGGCACTACTCAATCTAGCGTTTACACTGTCCCCGCAGGGCACTCAATTTACCTATTCCGAATAGATGTTACATCTGGCACTAATAACGGCCAGAAATATCTTACGTTTAGGAATGTGGTTAAAACAAACACTGGGAGAACATTAAGAGTTGCAGAAGCGACATTCGCCACATCGCAGGTCAGCTTTGATCGCCAACTCCCGTTTAAGATTGCAGAGAAATCAGATTTTCATTTCGAGGCGAAAAGCAGTTCCTCAGAAAACGAAGTCTCAATCTTTGTTGAAGCAATATTAGTAAAGGATTCATAAATGGCAACCGTTAAAGAAGCATTGATCCGCTTAGAAGGACACGAGAAGGAATGCGCTATCAGATACCAGAACATCGAGAAACGTCTTGATGATGGCTCTGAGAGATTCAGGAAAAGCGAACTCATGCTGTGGGGTATGTATCCCCTGATTATCGGTTTATTTCTAATCGAGAAAGGCTTTATCTAATGCTTAAATTGTTGATTGGCCCGATTGCTGATCTTGCTGGTGGTTTCCTGAAGAATAAAGCAGAGCAAGCAAAGGCCAAGCACGAAGCAAAAATGAACGTCATCCAGAACGATGCTGATTGGGAAGCAAAGATGGCTGATGCCTCTGGTAATAGCTGGAAAGATGAATTCTGGACTATCGTGTTAGCAGTGCCTATCTTTATGGTAGGTTATGCAATAGTGGTAGATGATATGACGGTAATACATAGAGTTGAGCAAGCATTTGCCGCATTAAATGATCTGCCAGAGTGGTATCAGTATTTATTGTTTGTAGCTATATCTGCTAGTTTTGGGATCAAAGGCGCAAGCAAATTGATGAACATGAGGAAGTAAAATGGCTAAATCACCTAAAAAAGAGAAGCTAAATTATTTCAAGCCCAAAGAGTTAAAGTGCAAGGCCACTGGAGAGGAAGGATTCGACAAGGACTTTCTTGAAACGCTAAACGCTATTCGCCATGAGTGCGGTTTTAGCTTTGCCCTATCCAGTGCCTACAGAAGCCCACAGCACCCCATAGAAGCGCGTAAAGAGGTGCTAGGAGCGCATACCACTGGTAAGGCGGTCGATATACTAGCCAGCGGAGAAAAGGCGTTAGAGATCATTAGAGTGGCTCAGAAGCATGGTATACAGCGAATAGGCATACAGCAGAAAGGTGGCGGCAGATTTATTCACCTAGATGGCTGTACAGAAGATGACGGCTTCCCCTGCCCTGCTATCTGGTCTTACTAGGTTCCACATAGAACACCAGCCCTGCCAAGCGCGGGGCTTTTTTTGCCTATTAATTAACAAAAGTGTTGACAATAGGGTTGAGATCGCCTAGTATCTAACTTCAATCAATCAAAAAAGGTAATAAAGACATGGCTAATTTTACTCAGTTAAAGAAAATTCTTGAGATAGATGATACTGCTGATAAGGCAGTTGAAAGCTACGGAAGTTTTGTTAGGTACATGAACAATTTAGAAGATCAGATTAAAAAGCAAAACAGCTTTATGGGAAGAGGTTGGACTCAGGCGCGAATTAGCTTTGCCGATGGTGCAAGAACTATTCCTGTTTTCCATAAGGCTATCTGCGACAAGTTTGGAAGTGACGCAATGATAAAGGCAATAAACGCTCACCCTTTTAAATAATCTGACCGCCCCTTCGGGGGCATTTGCTGTAGGAGGCAATATGGGAATCAACGATCTAAACGATCTGGAGCGCGGTGAGTATGACTGCGTTTTAGGTTATCAAGCCCTAGAGGGGCAATCAGACGCTTACTATGTTGGGTATGGTGAGCAGTACGCAAAAGAACAGACTGTAGGAGGTCGCAATGAAATCAAGTGATGCAATCAATGAACTGGCAAATGCACTCTGCAATGCTCAGTCGCAAATGGGGGGTGCTGTTAAAGACAGTGCCAACCCTTTCTTTAAATCTAGCTACGCTGATCTAACGTCAGTTATTAAGGCCATCAAGCAACCCTTTGCTGATAACGGACTTAGTTATACACAGTTTCCAGTCACCGATGAAAATGGAATGGGAGTTTGCACAAGGCTAATGCACGTTTCTGGGCAATGGCTAGAAGGTCAATTTACTTTGCCAGTGGTTAAGCGTGACCCACAGGCGGCTTCAAGCTCCCTGACGTATGCGCGTCGTGTATCTTTATCTTCTATCGCGGGAATACCTACGGCAGATGATGACGCTGAATCTGCAATGCTACGGGGTGATGATAAGAAGATTATCTCTGATGACCAGATCATATCTATCAAGAAATTACTTGATGAGACTGGTGCTGATAGTGAGAAATTCTGCAAGTGGCTCAAGGTTCGGTCAGTAGATCAGATTTTAGATATTCACTATGATCGCGCTGTTGCCGCTTTAGAGGCTAAGAAGTGATTATCTTAGACCATGAGCAGGGGTCACCAGAGTGGCTTGCCGCACGATTGGGTAAGCCCTCTGCCAGTATGTTTAACAAGCTAATCACGCAAACTGGTAAGCCATCTACCTCTGCTGATGGATATATTAATGAGTTGATCGCAGAACGCCTTACGGGTAAATCTGAGCCGTTCCATGTTACCGAATGGATGGAGCGCGGCACAGCATTAGAGCCAGAAGCTAGGGAGGCTTACGAGTTTATCTCTGGCAATGAGGTTATCGAAACTGGGTTTATTTTAGATACCGATTGGGAGTTTGGCTGTTCGCCTGATGGTTTGATACTGGATCAGGGAGGGCTGGAGATTAAATGCCCTGCGCCTAGAACGATGGTCAGCTACCTACGTGATCCACAGGTAGGCGTTAAGAAATACTGGCAACAAATCCAAGGTTGTATGTGGATAACCAGAAGGGGGTGGTGGGACTTCTTTGCTTACCATCCAGAAATGCCTCACGTTTTGGTGAGGGTTGAGCGCGATGATGACTATATCGCAAAACTAGCCACAGAGGTTGATAAGGCTGTGGCTGAAATTGTAAACCAAGTGGAGTTGTTAAAATGAAAGTAGGATTATCTGTAAGAATCGACGTTACAAAAATAGATAAGTCTCGCCTGTATAAAGGGGCAAAGGGTACTTATCTTGATCTAACTACCTTTGTGGATACCGATGAGCAAGACCAGTATGAGAACAATGGTTTTATCTCTCAATCTACCACCAAGGAAGAGCGCGAGACTAACGTACAGACCCCGATACTGGGTAACGTAAAGGTATTTTATACCGATGGTAGTACGCCCAGCAGTGCGCCTGTAGAGCAATCTGGCATGAGCCTGGAAGAGTTAGATGAGGATGTGCCGTTCTAGGGTAAAAAAGCCCCCTCGAAAGGGGGCAAACCATAGGAGGTTGCGAGTCGGGGGAACCCGCCTAATTAATATAACACAAGGTTTTTGATCATGGAATTAATCGACACTGGCAGATGCTTAATTGCCGCCCAAAGAAGCAAAGGCGTTAACAGTCGCCAGCTTGCAAAAATTGCTAATACATCGCCACAGCAGGTATTAAGATGGCGCAAAAGTAATAACATGAAGATGCACACAATACAGTTGTTGTGCTTATCTTTGGATATAACGATTGATGATTTTATATCATTTGGTTATAAGTAGGCTTTTAAGTTTACTTTAACCGCTGAATCTTTTAAGGTTCAAAAAGTATTCGGGCTAGAGGCTGATGAACTCTTTAAATTAAACATCAGAGCGTGGTTGACCCTCCAGTGCATAGCCCCCGAAGCAGATCGGTTTCTGCCAAGGGATAGATTAGAGATTCGATACGAATACGAATTAACCGCTGAGTTGCAAAAGCCCTCAGATCGTAAATTTACTTTTTCTGAAGTAAAAGGGTTATAACATCTTTAGAAAAGTATAAACAAAGTTTAAACAAAAATAATTTATTAATCACTTGGCGAGGCTTGCCGAGCCATAGGAAAACAAAAAATGAAAATACGTTTAAGCAAACAGGATTCGCACACTTGCCAGTTAATGGGTGCTGATACTGTAAAACTATGCGAAATGCAGGGATTTGCTCCGCGACTTGATAATAAAAAGCAATCGAGAACAGAGGCTAATGTTTACGGATTTAAGGCAGAATTTGCTGTTGCCAGATTGTTTAATTTAGAATTACCTACCGTTAATGTAGCTACAGATGGAGGCGTTGATTTATGGTTTGGTGATTTTACCATTGATGTTAAATTTACCAATGATGAATACGGAAATCTTATTTTCGATTCTATGGAAAAATTTAAATCACAAATTGGCATATTAGTAGGTAGAACTGATGACCCAGATGTCATGCGTGTTAACGGATGGATGGATCGCGCTAACTTTAAAAAAACATGTCACAGTCACAATTTCGGGTATGGCGATAGACTCTACTTAAAGCATGATGAATTGTTGCCAATAGAGAGTTTATGGTCGAGACTGATGCAACACAAATTCCAATAGGAGGGATTATGTTATTGAATACCAAAGAAGATTGGCAACCAGAAGAAGCCGATGTGATCGCCTGGCAGAGAACATAACCTGCTATCAATGTTCACCAAGAACTAGCCGCAATGGAGTCATGGTGCGATGCTAACCCAACCAAAAGAAAGACATCTAAAGGCATAAAACGATTTGTTAATTCGTGGTTGGCTAGGGCGCAAGATCGGGGCGGTTCGCCACAAGCTAAGTCAGCCACTAAGTCAGATTCTATCCGCGCTAAGACCATTGATATGCAACTTACAGATATATCTTGGCTAGATGGGGAAGATTACGAAAAAATGAAACAATATTATCTTGAGACTCGCGGCTTTTATTACGATGGGGGTTTAATCAATGGCTAGTAAATATCACCCAGTGTTAGTTCCGTTTAAGGGCAAACATCCTTATTTTAAAGATGGCAAGGCGTACAGCTATCGTGAGTACAGTAACTGGACTTTCCAAAATGATGAGCGCAATGGCATTGTGCCTTCTACCATGAAGGGTAGATTAAGAGGGCAACCATTCTGTGAGCCTAGACATTTATATCCAATTGCTGACTTTGCGGCTACCAGCGAGAAGATCAAAAAGCTGAGAGGCTACTGCAAGGAAGCTAGACTGCGCGTTTTAAACTCGCCCCGTCTGGAAGGCAAATCAGAAAAGATGTCAGATAAATGGTTGAGGGTAAAATTGTGAGTCAGGGCGATCACGTTAAGATTAACAGTAAGCGCGAGTCTGAAGATCGGCTTCCATTTGTTTTAAAAAGGATCGAAGCGTGGGATTATTCTGCGCCTTTGGTTATTAAATTAGAGCCATATAAAGACCCGCGATCACTAAGCCAGAATGCTTTGTTCCATGTCTGGTGCGCTGAGTTATCGAAGGCGTTTATCAAGAAAGTGCCTACCGCGACTAAAGAAAACATGAAGACGATGATGAAGCAACGGTTTTTAGGAACGTATGATATTCAGGTAGGCAAGACCCTGATAGAAGGGCAGGTAAAATCATCATCAAGCCTAAATAAAGGCGAAATGGTACACTTTATGGATAACGTGTATCATTGGGCTAGAGATAACGGGGTATTGCTTAAAGTGCCGCATGATTCGGAATACGCGAGGCTACAAAACCAGCAGGAGAGTTAAATGGACAAGATCGATCCTAGAGTGTTAAAGGAATTTGCAACAACAGATAGGCATCACGAGGTTCTGGATGTTGTTATTGAAACTGGATCAGCTAACAAGGCGGCTAGAAAGTTAGGATGTAATAGGCGCAGTGTTGACAGGTTATTAAAATCATTAGAGGCAAAGGCCGCATCTCAGGGCGTAGCCCCGCATAGGGATTTGGTTCACCAGACCGCAGAAGGTTTTGAAGCAAAGCGAATATCTACTGCCTATAAAGAAGATGGTTCACAAGCCCTACAATGGGTTATTCAGGAGAGAGCCAGGGGATTAAACAAAGATCAAATAGTCGAGGCCATCGAGGGCTTTGAGTGGAAGCCAGCACCTAAAATAAAGCCGCCTAAAGGCCATGATTCTGAATTACTAACGCTTTACACCCTGACGGATTTTCACTTAGGGATGTATAGCTGGGCGGCTGAAACTGGTGATGATTGGGATATGTCGATAGCGGAGCATGAGGCTCTATCCGCAATAACTAGGATGGCAGACGGGTCACCTAATAGCGAACTGGCTATTCTAAATCTACAGGGCGACTTCCTGCACTGGGATGGATTACTAGCTGTAACTCCCGCAAGCAAGCATGTTCTTGATGCCGATACGCGATATGGCAAGCTAATAGAAATGGCTTTATCTCTTACAATGCAGTGTATTGAAATACTTTTAACCAAGCATAAAAAGGTCAAGCTGTTGGTTTGCGAGGGTAACCATGATGAGTCTGGCTCTGCTTGGCTGAGAAAAGCGGCAAAGGTTATTTATAAAAATAATCCAAGGCTAGAAGTTGATGATACTGAGTTTCCTTATTACGCGCATTTGCATGGCGAGATAATGCTAGGCTTCCATCATGGACATAAAAAGAAGAATACCGCACTCCCTACTTTGTTTAGCGCAGAACCTAGATACAGGGCTATGTGGGGTCAGGCTAAATACTGCTACATCCATACAGGGCATTATCACCATAAGGAGCAGGATGCATCTGAGGGAGGCGGGGCTATTGTAGAGCGTCACCCAACTCTTGCTGGTGCTGATGCTTATGCCGCTAGGGGCGGTTATGTAAGTTGGAGGGCGGCTCATGCAATCACCTATCATAATCGCACTGGAGAGCATTCCCGCAAAACGGTAGTGCCAAGTTTAAGAGATGAGTAATGTTATCAACTTTCCGAAAAGTGGAATTAGTGCTGTTAGACAGTTTTGTGATTGCGGCAATGGCCTTGAGTATTGGGTTGGCGATGATGACAATGCTTACGGCATTTGCCCTTATTGCAATCTTGGGATGCCATGCGAAGTTAAAATGCTTGAGACGGAGGAAAATGAGTGAGTGCGCTAAACAAACAAGAAGGGGGCGATCATTACAAGTTAGCCATCCAGCCGATTCAATACATTACCGCAAACAAATTAGATTTTATTCGCGGAAATATCATTAAGTATGCGACTAGGGATAAAAATGGCGCAGAAGATATTAAAAAGATCATCCATTATTGTGAACTATTGTTAGAGTTGGAATAT